TGGCTACGTTGCAATTGACTATTCGCCTTACGGTTAAATCTAATGTCTAATTTTCAACTCTACAAAAAAGCAATAAGTGCCACCGGCACGACTACGGAAAACGAGCCAATCATCAAATCCGATGGTGCGAGTTCCAACGTGATGCAATGGCTTTCCAATAATGAAGCCAGCAACATCACCATCAGCGAGGACGGCAGCAATAATTTGGACTTGGTTGTGTCGGCTGGCAACGTGGGGATTGGCGTGACGCCAGAAGGTTTGCTTTCTGTTTCTGGCGCAGAATCAAATACCGCAAAGATTCTATTTCAGAACGCACACTCCGTAACGGGTGACGGTGCGATTTCCACTTACGATGATGCGGATGGCACGGATGTAATTGTCGGCTCAAACTTTTATATGAACGGGTCAGGCACTTACACTCGTTACAATACTGGCGAGCAAAGTTCCGCAATATCGCTTGGACGAGGTGGAGAATTGGATTTGATGACCGGCCCGACCGGCGCGACTGCTTCAACACGATTGCGAATCAACTCGGCTGGCTCGGTTACGGTGACCGGGGCGGCTGGAAGCGGTTTTGTTTCATACAATGACGGTGTGGCTTTGAGCGGCTATGTTGGTTCGGGAGTCAGTTTATCTCCTACTGATTTCGGCAATACTGATTTGGTGGTTCGCGCCCAAAACGATTTAGTATTTGTCGCGAGCGACGGGACGGGATTAGCAGACAGGTATCAAGCAAGCATTTCCGGCACGACCGGCGTAATGACGGTCAAGCAACCCGGTTGGCCGCTGAAGAACGAGTTGACCAACTCCGGCTTCGACGTGTGGAGTAACTCGACGCTGGAGGATGTTGGGAGTGAGTTGGTGACGAATGGCACTTTTGCCAGCGACTACGCGGGATGGACTTTACAGCGGAGTGCCGTTCTTTCACACCAGACTGACAAGATTCGAGTCACAAACGGTGGCGGTGTTGCAAGTGGTGTAGCAGAACAACAAATCACAGTTGTAGAGGGTAAACTTTACAAACTAACTTATGATATAAAGACAGTTAGCGGCGTGGCGTCAGCGTATATTCGAGTTAGCACGGGAAGTGCAACGTCTGGCACTTTCTATGTTAGTGAAACTCCAGTTGTCGGAGATGGTCAGTCTGTTGTGTTTGAAGCTACGACCGGCACTACTCTTTTCGTTGCGCTTCAAAATTATGCGGGAAGCGATGGCGACTATTGTGAGTTTGACAATATCACACTCAAAGAAGTCACGCCGGGGATTAGTTCTGGCGCGTTGGCGTTTGACTCTTGGTATATGGATTCGGGAACTGCCATTCAGAGGCAGCACAACGACGGTGGCTCATACACCAAAGATGGTTCGTTTTATGCGTTGAAAGCCACGGGCAACGGCAAAGAGATTTATTGGCCGATAAGCAATGCGTTTTCAACATCGGACATGAACGAACAACGATTTGCAGGTCGCACGGTAACATTTGGCGCGTGGGTTAAATCGGACGATGGAACTTATTTACGGGTGCGTGATGGGGTTACCGCCAATTCTGACTCGACCGCACATACCGGCGATAACACTTGGCAATGGCTTGAGGTGACTAAAGAGGTTTCACCGAGCGCAACATTGTTCAGCGTGGCTTTTATTTTGGACGGTACTGCCGCCAACTACATCTCCCAACCGATGCTTGTATTCGGCAGCGCAATCGGCTCGGGGAATTATTCGCGACCGAGCGGGGAGATTGTTTGGTGTGAGAAAAGCGTTGATTCAGCCACGATGATTAAAAACGGTTACGGACCTGTTTCAACAACTGCGCTGAATCTTGAAGCCGACAGCAACGGCGCGATTCCTAAAGGCGCGAAAGCGGTTCACGCTTGGTTACAGGTTGCCGACTCTAACCCGGCAGGCGTAACTAGTGCTCGGATGAATTTATCCACAAGTATCGACAGCCGTTACGGGGTTGACATTTATCTCGGAGGGTTGCCTGCGGTAGGTAATGGATGTGTTCGTGCCGCTGCCGGTTTCGTCGGTTGCGACAGCGATGGAGACATAGTTTACAAAATCGACGCATCTGGTTCCGACACATTTGACGTCTACGGTTTGCGATACCAAGCAGTTCAACTTCGATAGAACAATGGCAATAACAATTAACAGCACACGCGAGAACGACACCGACCAAACGGTTTTCTTCTCCATCGACTATGACGGCACGAAGAAGTGGCACGGCGACATTCCGAAAGATGCCGACCCGCAAACACATCTAGAGGCAAACGAAGACAGGCTGAAAACGCAGATACTTCGCAAGCAATATCCAGAGGCAGACGTTCCGCAACTTGAGGACAAGACGCCGCTTGAATCATTCGAGGCGTGGATTGCAAACGGATGCAAGAATGCTGAAATCACCAAGACAACCGTAACGCCAGCGCAACCCGCCGTTGATGCGGTGATGGGCGAGCGGCAGAAAACAGTCGAAAGTTCGGAGGAAGTCACAACGACTGAAATCGTGGAGCAAGATGGCAAGATGGTGCAGAAGTCAGTCACCAAAACGGTGGTGACTAATACACCAGAAACCAAAGAAGTTCCGCTATTCGATGAAGCTGGTGAAGAGGTTGGAACAACAACCGTGCCGGTGATGGAGTCTTTTGAGGTTAGCCCAGCCGTTGAAGCGGTGGAGGAAACCAGCGAGACGGTAATCACTCGCCCCGAAACAGTTGTGGAAAAAGTTGCTTGGAAAGACACGGCAGAATAAATTGAATTATGATGGAAGTTAATACAATACCAAACGAGAAAACGCTCAATGTGAGCAAGGTGGCCATCTCCCTGAATAGTGCGTCCGAGTTTTCGATGCAGTTCAGCGTAGCTGGCTTTGGCAAGTATGCCGATGCGGAGGGTAACATAAACTGGGGGCCAAATCCCTTGGTGAGCACATTGCTCAACATCACCGGCAAAGCTTGGAGCGATTGGGGAAAGACTGAAGCACAAACCGATGAGGACTACATCATCGACTTGGCGCTAAAACAGTTGGGCCTGAAACGCGCTCCGGCAGAGGAGAAGGCTGCAAAAAAGGTAGAGGAAGCTCCCGCTAAGGAAGGGGACTCTGAATAAAATGTGGGAACCGACACAGCCAACCTTATCCAGACGCTCGGCTTCCCGGTGGTGGCCGCTGCTGCCGCAGGGATATTTGGCTACAAGATTGTTTTCTATGTACTGCGGAACCTCTCTGGAGAGGTCAAAGGCCTTTACGACATTATCGTAAAACTGATTGACCGACTGAATGGACATGACAAGGAAACACGGAAGCTTGAAAAGGAGGTCGCCATGCTACGCGTTGAAGTTGGTGCCCTCTACAAGTGCCTTGGCATTAACGCAAAACGCCTGACTAAAAAACGGGAGGATGAGTGAAAAGATTTCTTGCCATTATTGTGATTGCGGCGGTGGTGATTAGGGTAGGGGCAGGCTGCAAATCGTTGCCGGGGAAGCTGGAAATAGACACCCCCTTCATTGACATTGAATATGAAGGCAAAGCGATTGAATGAATTTAGATGACCTTAAAGTTGCATTTGCGAGTGTCACGGGCCTCGGTAACTGGCTTGTGGATATTGATCTAATTTTGAAGGTTGGGATTTCGTTGGCGAGCTTGGTTTACATAATTTTGAAGATTAAGCAATTATTGAGAAAGAAATGAAAACGAGACTAATAATAATCGGGGCGTTTCTGCTTTGTGCCGTCAGCGTCAATGCAGGGGATTTGTTTGGCGCGGGTTGGAAGCCAAAGCCAAGCCTCACCCTGTTTGGCCAGAGAATAGCATGGCCATTGCCCTCCCTATGTCTTGGAGCCAAGGCAGGCGTGTTGCCTGATGCCGGGGTTTCGCCAGACGGGTTGAACATCAAGATTCCATATCTGTCGCTGGAGGTGCCGTTTCCGAGTCTCACCCTTTCGCTGGGCAAGGAAAAGCCCAAGGTGGAATTGAAGCTTGGAGCGATTGATAAGACAGAACACAAACCGAAAAAGGACTAAACAATGTTTAAAAGCAAAACTGTAATTGGAGCCATTGGAGCCATTTTAGCGGCTGCCGGTGGTGTTATGAGTGGCGAGCTGGAAATGGGTGCAGCAATCAATGTCATCGTTACATCGGTGCTTGCCATCTTCCTTCGCCACGGGGTCAAGAAGGCAGAAAACGCGAACAGCTAAATGGCTTGGTCAGCGATAGCGACATCTGATGTCCAGACGCGCATGACCGATACGGAGTTGGCTAAGTACAACTCTATCGGTTTGGCGGGAGGACAAACTTCCTCGGGGTTGATTCAGGAAGTGTCGGACGATGTTGCTGCGCTGGTTCGGGGTTACATAAAGGGATGCCCAAGGAACAACTTGGCATTAACGGCTGCGGCTGTACCTGATGTACTTCATTCCCCCTCACTCGACATCATCATTGTTGAGTTGATGAAGCGGGTGGGTGGTGCGGTCACGGATGTCTCGGATGTAAGGATTGCGGCTTACAACAGCGCAATCGCCTTCATGGACAAGGTGAGCGACTGCCGATTTGGGATTCCCAAGCCTTGCACAGAGACAACTGACACCTTTTATGATGACAGGGGCAGCTATGGCTACAAGAAGAAGGTCTGCATTAACAACCTGAAAGTCGAGAAGGGTGGCGTTACCCCGATCACCGAGGACTGCACCTGCACGAATGTAACCGGTGCTGTATTACTTTAACAATGGCAGTCTATCTGACAGACATTCAAGGGGCGCTTTATACCCGCTTGAGCGGTCAGTCACCTTTCAACACAGGGGAGAATTACACCCCCGGCTTGGTTCTTGAGGATGATGACATTCAAAGCAAGATGGAGGAAATGCTTAACCGCGTTCGCGTCATGGCGGTGGTGCTTCGACCTGTCAGCATGGTTCGGGTTCTGGAAAAGACAGTTGTGGATTTCAATTGGGAGATTGATACCGTGGAAAACCCGGCAGTCAATCGACCAGTTGCAGGAACTTATTTCACCGCAGAGGCAGTTGCCGAGTCGGTGTTTGTCCTTTTGGACAACTATCAGATTCCAAACGATACCGTTACAGGAACAAATAGCTCCCGTTCAACAGCAATCATGCGAATGGGAGCGGAGGAACCGGCGGGAAGCTTGGTCAGATACAAGGTAAACGGCTTCGTAAGGAGCAAATTAAACGTAAACATAGAATAAGATGAGTACATCAAATTCAACAATAGTAGGCAACGCCACAATTTACGGCGTAGACGGAACCATAGAGTACGGATCAGTATGGGTGGGTACAGATAATTATCTGCAGAGCGTCAACTTAACCGATGATGTGGACACAACCGAAGCACGCGACCAAAAAGGCAACGTGTTTGGGTATAACCTTTACAACTTCCGCAGGACAGCAACCTTTGAGGTTATATTCTATAATAGCACAGAAATCTTGGCAGCGGCAGACTTCAAACTGCCAACGCCGGGGGCGATTCTTGAAATCGCGCAGGATTTGGAAGCTGGGAGTAGCCTTCCTGCCCTATTGGTAGGAACATGGAACTACATTGGTGGTGGCTCTATTTCTGGCAGCAACACCGACTTGATGAGGATGTCCCTACCGTGCAGTCAGTACAATGCTGACACCACTGGTGATGCCGTAGCTCTGCAAACCTTCACGCACTAAACGTGTGTCGCTTGAAAATGATTATCTAAAGGCAGTCATACCTCCCCAAGCGCGAGTCCTTGGGCAGCGGTTGAAACCCTTATCCCTTGGCCACATGATGGTACTGTCACGCTACGGCAGTCCTTTTGTGACCGGGGACAGGCAACCGATGTTCGGGGATTTATGCTTTGCGGTTTGGGTCTGCAAAAAGAATTGGGGGCAAACCCTTAAAGGAATAGCTGACTCGGATTTCATGCGGGACATTCGGTTCTTGCGATTCATGGGGAAGTTCCGAAACAAGAACAAGGCAATGGGGGCGCTTGTGGAATACTTAACCCAAGCAGTAAAGGAACCATCCCTGTTTTTCAACAAGGTGGAGGGGGGTAAGCCAACCTCAATGAATAATCTGCATTACTTGAAGGTTGTGCTTATGCAAAAGCTTAACAAGACGGCAGAACAGGCAATGGACACCCCGTTTGGCGAAGCTGTTTATGACTTGGCGGCTATCGGGGAGGCTGAAGGAGTTTGCGGGTTTATCACAGATGCCCATGAGGAAGCTGGAGCAGCGGCTAAAAGGCAATGGGAGCGGAAGCAGGAAGAAATAAAAACCAATGGCAAACGAAATTAAATTCATCTTTACGGGTGACACGGCTGAGTTTGACAAGGCTATTGATTCCGTTGTCAAAAAGACCAACAAAGCTAAAGATGCCACGGAAGGGATTACGGATGCCCAAAAGACGCAAGCCAAGCTTCAAAAACTTCTCAATGAGGAATACGAGCAGGGGGCCAAGACAACAGGTGGCCTCCTTAAAATCCAAAAGGAGATTAAGCGAGTAGAGGAACAGCGGGTTAAGATAGAAAAGAGACTCGCCAAATCATCCCTAACCCGGAAAAACAGGTTGCGTGATATTGTTGCCTTGAGCCGCACAGAGGCGCGTTTGGCAGGGCTTACAGCGGCAAGACGCAGCGCCGTGAAGGGAGCCGCAATAAGCGCGGGTTCAGCGGCATTGACCAGAGTGGGATTAGGGGCAGCGGCAGGGGCAGGGGGAGCAGCGGCAGGAGCCGCAGGAGCCGCAGGCCTTGCGTTATCAGGCCCAGTAGGGTGGGCTATTGCGGCCCTTGTAGCAGCCGTTGCTCTAATAGTCATCTCCTTAAAGGTATTTAAGGCGGCAATCAAGGGAACTGCTGCTGCAATGAATAAGGCAATGGGCTTGCAAAAGACTGCTCAAATTGCCGGGAAAACGGTTGAGCAAGTTCAAGCGGAACAAGTTGCTGGGTTGTTCGGGGGAGACGCAGAAAAGGATTTTGATTTGTTTAAGGAGTTGGGCCTTATTATTGACAAGGAACTGATTGCTAGCCTTGCAAGGTCAGGCAAAATCATAATGGCTTTTGGGATGCAAGTTTTGAATGTGCTGATTCCTATTTTTGAAAAGCTTGCACTTGCAGCGGCCACATTAGTCAAGGTTTTCGGGGCATCTGCTGTGGGCCTCATGGCTACACTTAAACCAGTATTAGACCAGATAATAGCACACCCCATTATTTCCGCAACCCCCCCCGGTATGGCATACGCAGTAGCTCAAGCGGATTTTGGTGCTGGAGGGAAAGCCTTTGAAGATTACTGGAACAAGATGAGTGAACTGACAGGCTTGACGTTCAAAAAGTCAGAGCAGGCAACAGAAATACAAGCACAAGCAATTAGAGCGGAAACCCCTACTGATGCTCTCACTAGAATCGGATTATTCAAAGGGGGGGCAGACAGCCAGCTTCAAACATCAAAAGCTAACCTTGCTGCTGTTCAAGCAATTCAAGGAAACACTAACGGTATAATCCCAGCAATCACAAACGCATAATGCCTAACAACACTTTTGTAGGATTTCCACATTCAGGACACAGCCTTTCTCCGCCTGATCCCCTAGATTCTGACCAAGTTCAAGAACTTCAACCTGTCACAACTTGGAATAGGGATGGAGGTTATACGGTCACAAGGCGCTGGCGTGGGCCGATTGATTCACTTGAGCTTTTTTCTAATGGTGGTTCAGGCAATAAAGATTATGCTGGAACTTATTTCACCGGCACAAGCGGAATCCTTTTAGGTGGTGCTGGTCGTGACGGGGCAATCTCTACAGACTTGGTAAGGGATGAAGGAGGCCAACTTGGGATATTTAGTGCAACATGGGTAACGTCTAATCTAGCAGCAGCAAAATGGACAGGTGCCCCAACTGCCCCGGCTACTAGAGGGAGTACAAGTGGCGACCAATATCAGGAAAGTAGCCTTTGGACTTTAGACGGGAATGATTTGGAAAAAAACCTATTTGAATGCCCAAAAATGTTGGATATTCTTGATGAAATAAAAAACGATGGCGCCCCTACCTCCTGCGCCGGTGGCGAATTAGGGCTTACTGCAAGAATTAAGGCTTCAATGGAAGACTACAAAAACGGAAAAGACCTAAATGGAAATACTATTCCTGATTACTTTGAAACGGAATATGCGGTAGCAAATTATTTTGATATTTCTTCATGCCCCTTGGTTGCCTTGAGTGTGACGCAACTGAATAACCTAGAGGCAATCTGTCAGGATTATATGAAAGGGGTTGAAGCTTTCACAATAAGCCAATATGTCTTGCGGAACACAAAAACAGTCCAATATACTTCTGCCGTGGCTGCGGTTGCCCTGATTCCCTATTATGCTGATGTCAATAAAATCTGGCTTACCTCTGATGTAACCACCTTAATGGGTGCTGATACTCGCCCAATAGACCCACCTATTACCATAGTCAATTTTGATCTTCCCTTGATAGGGGTACTGGGTACGGTTTTCAGTACATCGAAATGGCTTTATCGCACTCCAGATGTTCAAGAGTTGAACAATGGAAAATGGCAAATCACCCGTGAATGGTGGGAATCCACGGATTATTCAGTCGCCCTTTACGACACTAAATGATTCATAATTTCACGCCACAGATGGGGACAGGGCGAAAGTCCCAAGCCATTAGGGAACTGCAAAAGGCGGTTCGCAAGATTACCCCACGCACAGGGGCTAATGTGACTACGCGCGGCACTTCAATAAGGGCGAAGGCTGGAACAGGCGGGGGAGGGGGGGGTCAAACCGTTGTCTGCCGATGGCTGTAGATTACACAGAGGCCCGGACGGTTGATGTTAATGATGGGGTTTATTCACAGGATTACAACCGTCTAGCACTAGCGTTTAATGACCGGCTAAAAAACGGGGTTGCCGACCCCACTTGGAGACTTCTTTGGTATGCCCACTCCCTTGTCAGGGGCATACGCAACCCAAACGGATTCTTGTATGCGGCTGAAGATGAGTGGTGGAAGGTTTACTCGCACATCAAGGAGTCGGCGGGGATTACTTGGCCCACGACATCGGCGGGAATGCCAGAGGGCGTTAATGTTACTAATCCTCTCGGCGCTTTTATTTATGGTGTCGAACCTACTGTTGTAAATGAGGAGGGCCGAATCAACGCCAGCGGGGAGTTTGACCCTGCGGGAACCGACTTGGATAATGCGCCGACCGGGGTTCCTTTGTTTTTAAGTTCCCCCACAATTCATGCCCCCACAACCATTGCCGAATACTGGGAGCTTTCAAAATACCAAAGGGGAGCGGTACCCAGCGACCTGTCTGATTATTCCGCAAGCAACGCAATCAAAGCATCACAGGAGCATGGCTTCATCAATTACCCAAGCAGCGGATTCTTCCTTCAAAACTACGGGGGGTTCCTTCCTTCGCCAAAGCTGGATGCGGCAGCACCGCTTTGTGATGACAATTACACTCCCAACTTCGACCTAAAGTTCAGCAACTTGGTGGGTGGCAGCGATAAGGACTACAATACCTGTCAACCTGATGGGGTGATGTTTTATTTTGAGGGGTTCAGCGCCTACAAAATCATCAATTGGGATGGCACAACGGAAAGCCTACCTCTGACGGATTACCTTGAAGGCCCGTATGAGGACAACGCCTACCTTCGACGCTACAAGGGGCAACAGTTGAATGAGGTGATGAATTGGTTTGCGATGGAATACCGGGCCAACGAAACGGAGCGGGAGGAATCCGACATGAACAGGATTGATAAGGGGTTCCAGTTTCAAGACTTTCTAACGAGGCAATACTGTCTCGCCCCGGCTTACGGGACAGTAGCTACCGGCTCCATAACTGCCGTCTATCCGACTTTTGAACTCAGCGGGGGTGAAACCGCCGGGACTTACCTTGATGTCACCACATCGGGCAGTTATAGCGGAACAACCACCTACACGGTTCCCGCTAAATTCACCTATGCGGCATTTTATGCCAAGACAAGCGGAGTGGGTGCGGGGGATGTGACGATTGAGGCTTTCAACGGAGCGGTTTCCCTGACTACCTTTACAATCACAGCCGTAGGGGGTTCAACTGTTGACCACCTCAATTGGTTCACCTCGGCGCATAACGAGGCAGACATTCGTTTCAAGCTCAAGACGGTGCTTCCTGCCAGCGTCACCATCAATATCGAGTGTGCCATGCTATTGGAATACCAGCCGACAATCTACGATGCCTATGTCTGCTTGAGGCTGGGCAGCACGGATGGGCCTACCTCAACCACCTACGACAAGAGCGGCTACACATTCAGCGACCCAAAACAGGTCAGCGACAATCTTTTGGGCTATGGTTGCCTGATTAGGGGGGTAACTGGCATCCCAACAAACACCGGGGAGATAAACGAGAACCCTGTTTATGAGTCAGCACGGCGCTTAATTCATAACAACCTTCGCATGGCAGAAAGGCAGAACCTTGTGGGGTATGAGGTTATCGGGGGCAAGAGCTACATTCATTTTAAGAGATTTGCGCGAGGGGAGTATTCCGACGATTTAGATGTGTTTGAAGGAATTGCCCCACCTTCTGCCGTGGTTGCAAGTGGGGATTTGATTGATGGGGAGGAATATCAAGTTTGGTCAATGAGTGATTCGGGATCATCACTCGTTTATTACGATGGATTATCCTACTCAGCCATCACAAGCGCGGGGCATTCTGGAGGCGAAATGGCTGGAACCTATTTCACGGCTACATCTGTAAAGACTTTTACCGTTTCAGGTGATGCTTTTCTGCGTGTTCGCAATGGTATTCGTTCCATCCCAATCAAGGACAACCGTGCTGACAGGTTCAGGGGGCAAACAAATGAATGGACAACTCAACAAACCACCACGGTTTACAAGCTGTCGGATTCAAGCATCTACAAGTCGGACGGTTATGGCGACATCTTGGGATTCCTGACTGACCGCTGCGGGTTACTTTCTTGCGATTGGTCAAGGATGGCGTGCACTACGGGATTCACTCATAGGGCAGAAGTAAACCGGCAAATACTGTATGGCTCAAAGATGGCTCTGCGACCAGAAAACCCTAGCGGCTATCGCTATGTTTTGGGGAGCCAAGCCGTAGGGGGATACAATACCAACTCAATGGTGCAAGCTGAAAACACCGCATCTGCCGGGGAGGGGGACAAGAGACACTACGAGAGTTGTCAGGTATACAAGCCGGACTATGGGTTAGAGGCTGTTTACATTGACCCAACTACCGCCGCATCTAGCAGCGACTACGATGTGATTGTTAAGTTAAGGGGCAGGCTAGAAAACGAAACATCCCCCGCAACCGTCACCAATACAACCGTGGGATGGTATGTTGCCTTTACCGGCAGCTATGTTCCGAAGCGCAGAACGGACGAGAATGCTGTGCTGGAATACCTTTACCACATTGCAAGCTACGCTTCTGCCCCAACATCCGACTACAACTGCATCCAGAAAATAGGGGATGTGGCTTATGACGCCTCAAGTTCAAGTGGTTATTGGGGAAACGACTTTCACGGGAACTGTTACCCCCGGTTTTATTTCTCCAAGGCCGTGCGCCATGTCTGGAATGACACCAATGCGACCTATGATGCAGCCGATTCCCTGACCACGGTTGACGAAATGCTCTACATGGAGTTTATCCTGCAAGCCATTAGCTCAGGCTTCATCGACATGGAGAGCACCAAGCAGTTGAGTTGTACGGATGACAACAGAATGTACGACTACACCTTTCCCAACCTTTGCTATCAGGCATTGCAATTGGGAAAGACTGAACTGGAATACAAGGAAGTCACAAGGGCAACGGACACTTTCACATGGGAGAGTGAGGCGAATGTGCTTTATACGCTGGTGGGAGTGGATGGTTCGGGCAACGAAACACAGATTGCCAGTTCAGTTGAATCCCCCCACACGCAGACAGGGGTAGCGACCTTTACCTCCTACCGGGCTTATGCTGGTTCCAATAACGAGGAGAATCGCACCATCATAGATTTCACCCTGACTTACACGGGGGCAAGCGATGACAACGTAATCACATTCACGGAAAGCAGCGGCACATACATCACCTATCACATATTAGGCAGAACCCATGTCAGCGGGAACACAAACGACTGGGAATATTACACAGGGTCAGGCTGGTCTGCTTCGGAAGGTTCTGCCGAGGCTGTAAGTTCCCCCACAACGATAGCTGCCGCCAATGCCAAGAGCGAATATCGGGTTATGGCAATTGTTTTTGGGCGAAAACGATGGTTTGAGTTCCTCCCCGCAACCCTTCGGCCTGACAATGCACAGGGATTCGGGCCTTTACCCAATACAAACCTTTACGCTCGCATCTTCAATAATGTCTGTAATGCGGTAAATCTGCTTGTAAGGGCAAGAATTGATTTGCCTTTCAACTACCAAGTAAGGGATGGGGACAAATCTTGGTATGGAACAGCCGTTACCCCGGAAGATACCGCTTATGACAATTCAGCATCAGACTCAAACACCTACCCGTTCGAGTATGGATGCCCTGAAGGAGGAACACTTGTTGCGGGAATATCTACCTTTGCTTTAAATGCTGAAGCAAGTGGGGCCTATGGAGGTGCAAGCATTTCCGACCGTTCACTGAGGACGGCGGGATCAGGATGGACGGATGGCACACCCGGTATTGATGGGGCTGAATCAACGTATGATGTTGGTTTTGCTTCTGCCACCGCAACCTGTGGGGTGCAGGTGGAAACAGGAATGGTTGTTTCAGGCTCAACTTTTAGCAGGGATGATTCGGATTGGTACAAACCTTATATTGTCTCAAGCAAATACAAGGGCGAAATAAGAATAAAGGACGAAACCATAAAGTACGCTCTGCCTGATACATGGCAATTGTCAAACGGCACCATAGAAGCCGCAGGCATTAGGGATTTGTTTATGGGCAGCCCCGGCTTCTTGGGTGATTTACAGCACGATGTTAGAAAGTGGGAAATCAACGAAAGTTCTGGAGCTTTAATTCATGTGGGGAATGACCCGAGCCTCCCCATAATGACTGCAAACAAGTATTTAAGCATAGTGAAAACACTGAACGAATGTTCAATTTATGAGGGGGATGTAACGGTTGATGCGGCTGAATCTCCTTTGTACGGGTTTTTTACGGGTGGGGATTTTTATTACGACCAAAGAATAAGCACAATAAATCGCTTTACGGCTAATGGGAACTTTGTTTCTTCACTTTTTACCCCTTATGCCGAAAACATCATGTTCATCAAGATACCAGTTGTCTCACGCAGCTACCCGGACAACACATACTGATGCCGGGATCATTCACAGTCACAACGACGGGGTTGCAATCTGCGACTCTGCTTATGGATGGAGGGACGAAACCGGGAACAACTGGCCATTACCTGATAAAGAGAAAGCCACATTTCATGGCTGATGGAGTAACAACCACTCCCTTTGCGGATTATCTGGTGATCTACAAAACAACGGAGGCAACTGTTTACGATCATCCTCGCTCGCAAAACACAGCAGGGGTGGTCATAAGCTGGGACTATAATGCTTATGCCTATATCACGGCAACCTCCTCTTATGATTCGGGAATTGCGGTAACAAGCAAATCCGTCCAACCCGTGACAACGGCCCAAATCCAAAGCACAGGCATAGCGGAACCAACCACCAGCGGAGGGACAATGAGCAACACTTACCTAACCCAAACTGAAATGGCCCCAAGTAACAGCTACGACAAGGACACATGGACGGTAACGAAAGTAATTCCGCTGGCGGTGTCATCGCAGTAAACCCAGCAACCACGCCCCTGCGCTGGAAGCTCGATGCGGAGCCAGAGATGCCCTCTAAAGGACAGATGGCAAAGAATGCGGCGGGAGCCTTTGCCAAGAATCTAAAGAGCGTCATGGAGGGAAATCCGCTCAATGCTGACCTTGATGAGATTGATAGGCGAAATTCGATTTGTGCTGAATGTGAGTTCAACTGTAAAAACCGTTGCATGAAATGTGGCTGTTGGCTGCAATATAAGGCAAGATTGAGGGCCGAAAGTTGCCCTATTAACAGATGGGAATAGTTCAGTTAATAAATACAATCAACTCCTTGGCCCGTGCGGTGCCAGAGGTTGCTGACCTTTGCAAGACGCTGGTCAGGATCGCTCAAGATTATGAAGATGACAGGACAAGGCTCGATGCTAGGAAGAACTGGTCTGCCAAGAATGCTGCCATTAACGCTGCTATTGGTGATGTGCAGCGGTTGCATAACGACAAGGCTGAACAACACGGAGAGGCTGATAGCTCATCCACAGTTTCAGTCTGCCGTCATTGCGGCTCCAGATTGGACAAGGGACGCGCTTGAAACCATCGCTGATTTAGAGAGGGAGATTGAGGCCCAGTGAATAGGAAACATTCAAGGGCACGGGCTGAAGCCATCTTCAGCGTGACTTGCAAGATCGATCTCGGCAAACCTACCTCCATTTGCAAAATGACCTTCTATGAGTTATTTGATGAAAACGGCAATCCCAAAGGGACGGCAACCGTCACCAAGGATTTACCACACCCCAAAATTCATCAAAAACCTTAATGTTTAGGGGTTTTTAAAAAAAACCTCACCTTTCCCAACAAATGCGTTTGCAATGCGGTATGCATGGGTTATTATTGGCCCGTGCTATTAACCTCAACAGAAAGGAACAAAATGAAAAACCAAATCAAAATCAAAACTAGTAAATCGGCCTTTGAGGGACTGATCGGAGGCATCTATGGCAACAAGACCCTTTCCAAGCGGAAGGTTGTTGAAGAGGGAACCCACCTCACCCTTTATTACGATGAGGCAAATCCCGACATCCGCGTCATGGGTGACCGCAAGTTTGAGTTCCCCAATCACATTGGCACATGGCAGCGGTCGGGTGCTTGGTATCACGACAAGGAGGACAAGAAATGAATGATGATAAGCTCAATGTGGAATGTGCTGAATGTAATTCAAAGATGAGCAATGCTGAGTTCAATCAGCACCAATGCCCCAACATCTCTCAGCCCTTAAAGGGTGAATCATTCGATGATTACGTCGAGCGAAGTAAGAAGGAACTTGCTGAGCGGATTGATAAGACCATTCTAAAGGTTAATCCGGCCGCTCTATAACCCTAAACGAAAGGAACACAAATGAGTCATGGAATAGAACTAACTGACGGACGCGCCAACATGGCATACACAGGTCGCACCCCTTGGCATAACCTTGGGCAAAACATTGAGGGGGCGTTCGATGCTGAAACAGCATTGAAGGAGGCCAACCTTGATTGGGAGGTGGAGGTTGCTCCGCTTTACTACGAAACACTTGAGAACCTCGATGAAAGTGGTTCCAAGCAATACATCAAGCACGTTAAGTCCGACAAGGGCCAGATCGTTCGCAGGGTTGATACCGGCGATGAGCTTGGCGTGGTTGGGCCTAAATACTCGCCCCTCCAAAACAAGGATGCTTTTGCATTCTTTGATGGAGTGTTTGGCGAAGGCAAGGCCCGGTACGAAACGGCTGGGTATCTTGGCAAGGGCGAGCGGATGTGGCTGTTGGCCAACATGACCGCCAACGACCCCCTTGAGATCGTGCCGGGGGATGAGGTAAACAAGTACCTCCTGCTCACAAATGACTTCACCGGGAATTACTCGGTGATTGGTTCATTCACTCCGGTGCGTGTGGTTTGCAATAATACGCTAACCGCCGCAGTTCGGGACATCATTAAGGGCGGCAACACCGTAAGGGTGAAGCACGTTGGCGATGTAGCCAACCGGCTCAACTTTGCCGGTGAGGTGCTTTCTGCCGCCGGGGTGTTCTACGACGAGGTGAAAGACCTGTTTCAGAGCTTCGCCAAGAAGCAACTGAACGGGGAGCAGACCCGGAACTACATCCACCATTCCCTGTTTGATGATAACAAGGAAACCAAGGGTCGCACCAAGAGGGTGGACATGGTTGAGGGACTGATGCACACGGGCCGAGGCAGCGACATTGCTGGTGTTCGTGGCACGGTTTGGGGTGCTTACAATGCGGTCACGGAATACGTTGACCATGTTAAGGAGTACCGAGGTGGTGCTGCCAAGAAGCTTGAGGCTTCACAGTTTGGCACAGGCCGAAACCTCAAAACGAAGGCGCTCAAGCTGGGCGCAGAGATGGTGAGCTACGGTAAAGAAATCGAGCTTAACTAGGCAATAACACAGGGCACCCCTCGTTTCGGCGGGGGGTGTTTCCTCAACAGAAAGGAACAAAATGACTGAAATAACTGTAACAGGCA